TCGGCATGGCGGGACGCGATCACGGAGTGCATCAACGCCGAGACGGAACGGCGCAACCACGATTCGGCCGCGTACTGGCAGCACGAACTGGAAGCGTTTGACCGCTCCTTCGCGCGGCTGCTGGACCGCCCGGAGGTCGATACGGAGCGCCTGGCGCTGCAGGGCATGGCCGACTGCATGGACATGGTTCGCCAGGAGCTGGTCGAGGCGGGGCTGATCGACGAGCGGGTGCCGCCGATGTTCGTGTCCGAGGCGGTGCTGGCCAGGCTGCGCCAGTTGCGCGCCGCCTTCCACGTCAACATGGTGCGGGCCTACCCGGAGCGGACCCATGCCGAGATCGAGGCCGAGATCAACAGGACCTGCTGGGGAACCGCGATCACGGCCGACGAGGAGATCATCGCGCTGCACCGCCGGCTTGCTGCCGAGACGCTGCGCGCCGACCGGGCCGAAGCCAGGGCTACGGCGAAGTCGCAGGAGTGCATCGAGCTGCGCGAACGGATGGCGGCCAGTCCGGCGGCCGAGGCCAGGATCAGGAAGGACTGCGACTGCGGCTGCAACGATCCTGTGGCAACGACGGCGCGCGGCATGCTCGAATTCCTGGCCGGCCGGTTCGAGTTCGGCGGGGTAAGCCATGCGGTGGCAAAAGTCTATGCCCAGGACATCCGCAAGATTCTGGCCAGCCTCGATCAGGAAGACGCCCCGGGCGACGGCGCGATCTACGAGGCCGCCTCGCGCCGCGCCGATCCAGCTGGCCACGCTGCTGCCGATGCGGAAGCGCAGGCCATGCTGGGCGACTGGTGCAAGGAATGCGTCGGCCAGGGCATCAAGACTTCGCCGGTGCCGCCTGGTGGCGACGACACCTGCAAGGCGTGCGGCGGCAGTGGGCTGGCCAATTCCCGCGAATTCGGGGGAATTGACGCGCTGCGGGTGGCGATCAACCGGCTCGACGACATCCTGCAGGGCGACGATGGCCAGGCGTACAAGGAAGCCGAGAAGGCGCTGCCGAAGCTGCGCGCAGCGCTGGAGCGCGAATCCGTGACAGTCACGGAAAAGGGTCCGTGGCAGGTCAACGACTGGGGCCAGGGCCGCATCGTGATCCAGTCCGACGACTTCACGCACGACGTGTCGCTGGAAATCAGCGGCGACTTCGGCTCGGTGGAGCGCGAACGCGCCCATGCCGAGGAAATCGCCCGACGGCTCAATACCGTCACCGGCGAGTTCTACACCTGCATCGGCAAGGGCGGGAACTACGAGCTGGCCGGGATCGCCAGGGGTGCAGGCACCAGCCGGGATCTGCCCGAAGTGGTGGTCTACCGCAGCGTCGAGAGCGGCGCAGTGTTCTACCGCAGCGTGCAGGACTTCACCGACCGCATGCAGAAGACCGAGGGCCAAGCATGAAGGTGCTGTTCTTTGATATTGATGGCGTGGTCAACAGCGAGCGCAGCAGCCTTGCGCTGGGCGGCTATCCGCACGACTTCTCGGAAGCCGACATGGCCAGGTTCGACCACGTCGCCCTCGGCCTGATCCGCCGCGTGTGCCGCGTGACCGGGGCGGTGATCGTGCTGTCGTCGACCTGGCGCATCTACCACCGTCCCGGCGTTGTCGCCGAGGCGCTGGACCTGCCGGTGATCGACGAGACGCCGGACCATGGCGGCTACGACACACGGGGCACGGAGATCGCGGCCTGGCTCGCCCGGCACCCGGAGGTGACGACCTTCGCCATCGTCGATGACGTGGCGATCTGCGACGGGCATCCCGAGCTGGCGGCGCGCTTCGTCCAGACCAACCCCGACTTCGGCGTGAGCCTGGGCGACTATCGACAGCTGCGCCATCTGCTGGACCCGGAGTGCCACAATTGACCAACGTGTTCCGGCACGCGGCAGAGAATGCGCGGCCCGATTGCCCGACCTGCAAGGGAGCGGGCGTGTACATGTACGACGAGAACCACAGCACGATCTGCCGCGCCTGCTGCCGGCACGACCTGGGCTGGTGGCAGCTGACCGAGCTGCACGCCCATCCGGGCCACTGGTGCTGCAAGGCCGGCTGCGGCTACATCGTCGAAACGCTGCCGTGGCCTTATGGACCAGGAGAACGCACCGAATGACGCATCCCAAGGAACGACCGATCATCGCCCGCGCCGAGCTGGTGCATGGCGCCTACTACGAGGGCCGCTGCCGCAACGCCACCGTGGCCCGTTGGAACGGCGAGCGCGGCGTGTTCATCCACTGGCGTACCAAGTTTGGCCAGGTCTTTCTGGAGTCGATCAAGGACCCGGAAGACGACTATGTGTTCGACGTGTTCCGCGCCTATCGCCGGCTCGATCCGTCCGAGGTGGAGAGGCCGATCCCGTTCGATGACGATCCCGAGGGCCAAGCATGACCAACCCGACCGCCCGCGCCATCGCCAGCGTGGCCTGCTGCGCTGGCTGTACCCTCATCGCCTTCGCCGAACCTGTCTATGGTGTCCTGTGCATCATCGGGATGATCGGCGGCCTGTACGCGATCTGGGGCTGACCGTGATCGAAGACGACAACGTGGTGTCCCTTGGCGTACGCTATCGCGGGCCGCTTGATGCCGACAATCCGCCGGTGCTGACGCTGGCGCCGAAGGACCGTAGCCCCTGCATGTTCCGCCACAAGGGGCCGTACCTGATCGACGAGAAGCTGGCAGAGGTCGAGTGCGGCACCTGCCATGCCAGATTGAACCCGATGCACGTGCTGGGCGAACTGGCCAGGCAGGAGACGCAGTGGCACAACTACCGCCGCAGCTACCATGACCAGCTGCAACGCCTGCGCGAACGATCCCGCACCAAGTGCGAGAAGTGCGGGCAGATGACCCGAATTTCCGACCGCTGAGAGAGCAACCATGACCGACACCAACGACACCAACGACAACATCCAGTTCGACCAGGACAAGATCGCCGCGCTGCAACCGTGGAAGGCGTCCGACTACCTGAACACCGACGAGGACATCGCGGCCTACCTGACCGAAATGCTGGACCCCGAGGACATGCCCGCCGATAAGTACCTGGAAGCCCTGCGCAGCGCCATCGGCGACGTGATCGAGGCGCTTGAGAAGCGCAAGGCATGAAGCCGGACGCCCGCCAGCTCGAAGAGGGCGATGTCGTCCAGCTCTCGCCCGAGTGCCGCAACCCGATGTTCGCCTGCTGCTTCGCCACTGTCCGCGAGCCGAAGGACTTCGGCGCCATGGTCTACGTCCAGATGACTGGAGAGAACGGCCAGCCCGGTGGCGCGGCGTTCTACTTCGCTCAGTGGGAAGAAATGGTGTACATCGGCCGTGCCGAATGGGTGCTGGAGCGGGACTGACGATGCAGGCCACGTACATCCCGCTGCACCGCCGCTACTGCACGGCCGAATACCCGATGCCGAAGGAGGACAAGGACCGCTACCAGTGGGGCCATCCCGATGCGGTCGAGGTCGAGCCGTTCTTCAACCTGGTGATCTACACCTGCCCGCACTGCAACCACACCTTCCACGCCCTGCCGAGGAACCAATCCGAATGAACACCTGGAACTACCGCGTCGTCCGCTCGACGCAGATCGTCGAAGGCGTGCGCTACGAGTCCTACGCGATCCACGAAGCGCACTACGACACGCCCATCGAGGCGCCGCACTCGATCACGCAGAACGCCATGACGACCAGCTTTGACAGCGTCGACGACCTGCGGACCGGCCTGACCAAGATGCTGGTCGCCCTGGACAAGCCAACCCTGAACTACGAGGACTTCTGACATGGCCGTGATCAAGAGGGCGCAACGCATTGCCGACACCGTGATCGGCATGAAGGACGAGCACGCGTTCCGCAAGGCGCTGGACGCCGGCTGCGCGGTCCGCTACGTCGTCTCCAACGGTAAGGCCTGCGGGCGCAATCGCACCGTCTCGAACAGCGACCTGTGCCTGTTCTCGGACGCCGAGGGTCGCATCTACCGCGCCGTGGTCGGCTCGAAGGGCATCTACGACGATCCAGAGTACCTGGCGCTGGTGCAGGCTGGGCAGGTGCATACCGGCGAGCTGCCTGCATGACCCGGCTGCCATCCCTTGAACAGCTCGACGATCTCACCGAACGCTGGCATGCCGGTGAGGGCGAGGGCCGGACCCTGCGCGAGTTCCTGGGCCTGACCCGCAACCAGTACGCTGCCTGGGTCGTGTCGGGTATCTTGCCGGGGACCATGCCCACCAGCCGCAACCAGCGGGAGGGCTTCTACATGGGCCATGTGGATGGCAGGGCGGTGCGCCGCTACGCTCCACTGGTGCCGAGGCCGCACGCGCAGTTCGCTCGCGCCTTCCGTCGTGGCCAGCTCGCACGCAGGATGGCGCAGGAACTCGGCGTGCCGCTGGTGGCGAACCGCATGCTCGATGGACAGGGGGCGCTATGAACGACAGCATTATCCCGGCCTTGCAGGAGTACATCTACCGGGCACAGTTTCCCTTCGAGACTGCCGAGTGGGCACAGCAGCGTGCTGCTGCCTTGCTGGAGAAAGTCCGCGAACTGGAAGAGACCGTGGCTAGACTGACCGGCCAGCAGGGAGCGGCATGAGCAGCCGGCGACAGCGCGAAGGCTGGTACGTCGGAACCTGGGCCGGCAAGCATGTCCGGCGCCGCGCCATGCTCGATGCGCTGATGGTCGGCGACGTTGAGGTGCTGCCGGTCTCCATCCCCTTCCCTGACAGTGGGGTCGCATGGCTGACGATGAACGCCCGTAGCCCTGTGCCGCCGGTCCTGCCGCTGCGCATCCGCTACCGCAGCAAGGGCATCATGGCCGAGGTGGTGCTGGAGGAGGCAGGCCATGACGACTAGCCGCAACCAGAGAGAGGGGCGCTACGTTGGCCGCTGCCGGTGGAAGCACTTCCGGTCGTTCACGGTGCGCGGCGTGGGCAACGACGCGATCCTGGCCGCGCTCGGGGCAAAGTGGAAGCGATGATGCTGAGTGCCGGAGCCGGACGTAGAAACGTCCCCGGCACCTTGCAGCACCGAGGACGTTGGCATCGCCCCCACAGCCATGCAGGATCGAGTATAGCGGCGTTGCTGGTGCGAGTCGAGGTGTCGGTCAGGCGCCGGCTGCTGCGCGGCGCAGCTCGGCCCTGGCACGCCACAGCAGCCTTGCGACTACCTGGCGGCGCCCTTCCACCTGCATTTCCTTGGCGGTGGCCATCAGCTCGATGGCGTGATCGCCCAAGCGCATGCGGTAGAACGTCAGCCCGCCCGCTTCGCTGTACTTCCTGGTGGTGATCCGCATGCTCACATCCCGTCGGCGTAGGTTTCCGGCTCCAGCACCCGCTCGTCGATCAGGATCGGAGCGACCGGCGACATGTCGTAGATGCGGCTGACGGCGTCGATCAGGTCCTTCTTGGCGCTGAATGGGTAGGTCAGGAACTCTTCGAGGAACCCTTTGTTGAGGCTGTACATGTTCCCTTCGTGGTCGCGGCGCATGACGGGCTTGAAGATGCGGAAGGGTTGTCCCTGCTCGCGGATGCGCTTCTGGTTCGCCGTCTCGCCCTGGACCACGGCAGCCAGGTAGAACCGCTTGCTGATGAAGTCGGGCTGAAGCCTCTGGACCCTGTCATCCTTGGCCTGGGCGCCGTCGCTGGTCCAGTTCAGCTCGATGATCTCGAACGCCTCGCGGTCGCGCTGCATCTGTTCTTCCATGTATTCGAGATCGGCCTGCATGCCGTAGCGTTCGTAGCCGCAGAACACGGCCTGCACACCTGGCTGGCTGGTCCAGTACCTGCGCAGGCCCTTCAAGGCTTCCCATCGCTCCCGCAGGCCCATCTTGTGGCGGTAGCCGTCCAAGAGGTACTTGTTGCCGCCGGCGTCGATCCCGACCACGGCCATGGCGGTGTTGTCGCTGCCCTTCTTCTTCGAGTGGGCGGGGTCGACCATGATGTACACGTTCAGGGTCGCGGGCCGGATGTCGATGAAGGACAGCCATTCCTTCTTGAACATGGCCTCATTGCCGGCCGCGGGGTTCATCAGCTGCTGGCACGCGATCGTGGACGGGCCTTGTGCGAGCTTCTTGTCGCGCCATGCCTGGGCCGTCAGGAAGACCGGCTCGCCGTCCGGCGTGCCGTCCTTCGTGGCCGGATACAGCCGCACCTTGAGGATCTTCCTGT